GCTATCCTCATCAGTTAAACAAGGAAAAACTAGATTAAATGAATAAACTCTTTTATTACTTCCAGCAAAAATATTATCGTTAAAATCTGGAGGAGTTATATTACTAAAATAAGACGATAAAGTAATCGCTGATGAGGTTACTGTTTTTATGAACTCTGCTACTGTTTTAACGGGATTAACATTTCCGATGACAGGAACATTAAAATTTGTCATCATAGATAAAGGAGCCACTACAGCATTAAAAATATCCTGTACGCCTATTTCTTTATAATTATTTTGAACACCACTAATCAATTCCTGTGGAGCTGGTACATAAATTAAACCTAACTGATTGGGTGGAGTTGGTAAAACACCACCAAAAGTTCCCGATTGCCTACCGATGAACCCTTGATATTCAAAACATCTGAATTTTAACCACAATGGTATTTCAGATTGCAATTTTGGATTTTGTGGATATATTTGTTGGACTAGCATTTTTTGAATAAATATTTTGATGGCTTATAAAAATAAATTTTTCCCTAAAAATCAATCAAAATATATAGGTGATTCTACAAAAATACTATGTAGATCCTTATGGGAACGTAAATTCTGTAAATATTTAGATGAAAATAAAAATATTTTACGCTGGTCGTTTGAAAATATTAAAATTCCATATAAATCCCCTTTAGATAATCAAATGCATTTTTATATACCAGATTTTCTGGCAGAAAAAAGAAATAAAGATGGATCTATATCTACTCTACTTATAGAAGTAAAGCCATTCAAACAAACAAAACAGCCAGTAATGACAGAAGCCATGTCAAAGAAAACGTACTCAAAAAATATGGAAACTTTTTTGGTCAATCAAGCAAAATGGGAAGCAGCCAAAGATTTTTGTGAAAAAAATGATATTAATTTCATAATTCTCACAGAAAAGGAACTCCTATGATACCAGATCCAGAATTACCAGAAGATTTTATCGCTGGTTCAATAAATGAATTTAGAAGCAGTGTAGTAAATAGAGGTGGTGTTCAATTTGCCAATAGATATATTGTTGATTTTGTCACACCATTTGGATCTTACACTACATATCCATCTGAAATAAATATACCCCAAAGAGCTTTACTGACATACGAAACTGGTATGCCAACATCACTTTGGGGGACGAAAAGAAAAATTCCACTTCAGCACGAATTTGATGAAATAACAATGTCTTTTGTATTATATGAAGATTTTGCTGAGAAAAACTTCTTTGATGCTTGGATGGATAATATCGTAAGACGTGGCAACTACAGTGAATGGGTCATTGAAAATGCAAACACCTATTTTGATTATGTTGGTAAAGTTTATATCACTACTTTCTCTGGATCTTCCCAAGCAACAGAATATAGTGGAATAACATCAAAAACTTTATTAGATGAAGCATATCCTTTAAATTTATTACCAATACAAATGTCATCAGAAAATACAGGATACACAACATTTGTTATGACTTTGGCTTATAGAAATTCTTATAATTTATTGAATGGATAATTAAATGAACTTAAAAAATATTTTACATGATTCTTTACCAACCTATATCACTACATTGCCATATAGTAAAGTAAAAACTAAATTTAGACCTTTTTTAGTAAAAGAAGAAAAGAAATTATTAATACTAGAAGAAACATCGAATAAAAAAGAAATTTATAATGGTATTGTAGAAGTATTAAATTCTTGTTATGAAAATATCGACTTTTCAAAAATACCAATTTTTGAAGTTGAATATTGTTTTTTAAAGTTACGAGCTAAATCTGTAGGTGAAATCATTACGCCTAAAATCACATGCCCTGTTACCAAAGAAAATCATGTTATTGAAATTGATTTAAATAAATTAGAATTAAATATACCAAAACAAGACAATATAATAGCTGTTGGTAAAAATTTAAAAATTAAATTAAAATATCCAACAGTAAATGATATATCAGAATTATCTAAAAACATTAATGATTTAATTGCTAATTGCATTGTTTATTTTGAAACACCTGATGAGAAAGCAGAAGCATCAAATTTTTCCAAAGAAGAAATTATAGATTTTTTAGATCATTTAACTGTAGAATATTATCAAAAGATACTTGAATTTTTTGAAAATATGCCATCATCACCAATCACCGTAAATTATACGACACAAGATGGAGTTCAAAGATCCCTAGTGCTAAAAAACCTTAAAGATTTTTTTTCATAACCCTCAGTCACATATCACTAAAAAGCTATTTTGAATTAATGTATATTTTAACAAAAAATTATGGATTCAATTTAGCAGATCTGGAAGGAATGCTTCCTTGGGAAAGAGACTTGTATGTGGAGCAACTGAGGGTAGATGTGGAAAAAGAAAAGAGTAAATTCAGATGAAATTACAAAAATCTAAAAATAAAGTACCACAAGAATTAAAAGATAAAATCAAAAATTTAATTGATGGTTTTTCTATAGAAACTATGGAAAAAACTGATATAAATTCAGAAAATTATAAAGCTCCAGAAAAAGAACCAGAATTAGTAAAAACAGAACCTGGTTTAAATTTAGGTTCTATAAAAAAAGAACTCATAGCACCAATAACAAATATTATTAATGAAAAATTAAAAAATATTTCATTTCATAATAATAAAAATGTAAACTACCCAACAACAGATAACTATTTTAATTCTGTAAATAAAGAATATAAAAATTTTTCAACAAATTCGACAGAACAAAAAACAAGTAAATATTTAAATATTGATTATAAAAATTTATTTTCACCATCACAAGAAACACAAAAAAATATTTCTAATAAATTTTATGATAATAAAACAAATATTAAAAATTTAACACAGACAACAAATTTAATACCAGCTTTGAAAGAGGGTGGTGTTGTTAAAGAACCAACCGTTGCTTATTTACATGAAAATGAAGCTGTAGTTCCTTTAAAAGAATCTAAAACATTTCAAAACTTTATACAGACTCTAACAAAGGGTTCTTTAGTTAATAATACAAAAAACGAAAGTATTAAGAATGTTTCTAGTATGAGGAACAATACAACTAATATTGAGAATAAGACTTCTGTTGAAAATAAAAATATAACAAACAAATCTCAAAAAGAACAACCAATATCATTGAATGCTCCTATTAGTATTAATCAGCAATTATCAGGATCTCCGTCTGGTATGAATAAACCAAATCTACCACTTGTATATGCTGGTTCTGGATCAAATGGTGATCTATTCTCAAATTCAGTGAATAAACCAAAGTGGAGAAAGAATACTGGATAATTGAAAACCCCCTCGTTTGAGGGGGTTTCTTTTTTAGTCCATCTGTTCAAAAAGCTTCATAGGATCTACTTCATCTTCTACCGTATCTTCAATCTTTTGTCGCTTTTGCTTCATTGAGGATGACTTTTCCTGGAAATCATTCTCATCTAGATCTTCAGCATTTCGAGATACTGCTGGGGCAGTTCCGCGAATATCACCACCAAGAACCTCATGAAGACGATTCTTGAGATCATCATAAGACTTAAAGCTACTAGGACTGATGAACTCATTCAAAGAATGTTCCTGATTCCATAGCTTTTCAATCTTATTATCATCACCACCATAAAGTGCTGAAGGAGCATCAAACTCGGACTTATCGTAATTGGTATATCCACCAATTTTACGAATCTTCACCTTGAAGTTACAACCATTCCAAAAATCAAATGGATTGATTGGATCTTCATCCTTAAATTCTGGCTTCATCTTTTCCTGAATCTTGTCAAAGATTTTAGTTCCATACTTATAAAGGAATACCTTACCTTCATTTTGTGGATTTGCTTCGTCCTTGATTACAAGGATGTTGGAAATATATGTTGTCTTTCGCTTACGCGAACGAGCAATATTCTTATCTTCTTCTGATCCAGTATTCCAAAGTTCACTATTCAGTTCACTAACAGGATCCTTTTGGTTAAGGGTTGTGAGTGAATTTTCAATATACCATCCACCTGGGCCTTGGAAGGCATGGGAAAAAAGCTTTACCCAAGGGCAATCTTCACCATTAATTTCTGGAAGAAAACGAATTACTGCAAATCCATTTCCCATCTTATCTTGTTCTGGTCGCCAGAAACGATCATCCTTATAATCCTTCTTGACACCATCCTCAAGCTTCTTCATGAGGTCTGAAATGCTATTCTTTGAACGATTCTTAAAATCCTTAAAACTCATAATTTTCTCCTGGAGATCTCCTCCATTATTCTAACTACGGGAACTCCCCGCGTCTGGATTGTATCTGTTTGTACCAACTATGTCAAGCAAAAGGTAAACTATTTTTAGACTTTTTGATTAGATTAATATTTCTACCTTCTGACTCAAGTTTTTCAATCAATGGTTGGGATAATAGTTTAGCAATTAACGAATAATCTAAACCATATTCTTCTTGTAAATCAATAATTGTTTCTAAATATGTCGCTTTTCTTTTTGATACTCGATTTTCTACTTTTTTCGAAAATTCTTCTTTTGTTATATTTGTAAGCATTTTTCACCTGTTAAAAGATTAATTATATATAAAAATAAAGGATTACTATGGCAGAAGATATTACCAGTAATATTTCAATCACTACTTATGATGGAAATGCTACTTTAGCAACCGATTATGGGACTAGTGGAACTGGTGTTACCGCCGCACATGTTCAATTAGCTAAATTAGCGTGGGGATCTGAGTCTATTACAAAAAGAGTCAGTGAAACAAATCCTCTTCCAATATATTTATACGGTACAACTGGGTCTGCTGCAATAGGAATTACTGGAACCGTAACCGGAACTGGTGGCGTATTCCCTATCACAAATACAAGAAACGGCTTCTTGATTGTTGGTGGTCCAACAGCAGGATTTACGTTTGGTTATAATCCAGTTCAAGTTTCTGGTTATGTTCAAGGAATTACTAATGGTGTTCTTCTTGGAGTTACTGGTACTGTACGTTTAAATCAAAATCTCAGCGTTCAAGGTATTACCAACGGAGTTTTGGTTGGTGTTACTGGTGGTAGAATTTTGAATAAAAATACAGACAGCGTTACTGTTTTTGGTAATGTTGGTATTTCTGGTGGTCTTGCATTAACTGCTGGTACTAACTCCATTTCTGTTTGGGGTTCTGATAATGGTACTAAAGTTCTCTCTAGAATTTACGCTAGTGATGGAACAACACTAGGATACTCTGGTGATGCCCTCAATGTCAATGTTGTTGGTGCTGGAATTACAGCAACAGTTACAATAAATCCTGTTGTTGGTGTAACTAATGGTTATGGTCTTCCGCTTAAAGTCTGTGGTAGTGGCGTTACAACCGATGCTGCGGTCATCGTGCAAGGAAGACTTGCTGGTGGTGCTCTTGAAGTCGGAGCGGTCACAGCAATTCCTGTGGGCGTTACTGGCACTGTCATAATCGATGATACCGATATAATTGATTCATTAGAATCAACGAGTAAACCACTAATCACAAATCTTGTTAGTATCAAGACTAATACATCAACTCTATCGGCAATTAATGAAAAATTAAATACTGGTATTGTTCAGTCTAAGATTACAGAAATAGTAAAACCAACTAAATTTGTAAATGGTAAAAAAGATTTAACAACAACAGCAACTGCAATATCAGCATCTGTTGCTATTAAAATTGGTGTACATGTTAAAGCACCTTTAACAAATACAGATACAATTTATATTGGTTCAACTACTTTAGTCACAACACCAACAGATGGTTTCCCATTAGAACCAGGTGAATCGATATTCATAGAAATAGATAACCCAAATAAAATTTACGCAAGGTCTGCATCAACTGGTCAAAGAGTAACATACTTGGCATCATAATATGGCATCAAAATCGTCATATTTAAAAAGTAAAACAAAATCTAGAGGAGAGGACGTTGAACTCGTTCCTGTTCGTAGTAATGTTTTCTATGGGATTCAAACCAAAGTTATTGACGAACAAAAATCAAATATTGAAAGAAAAATAACAGTAGTACCAAATATTACATTTTATGATAACTTCACAAAGGCTCTAATAGATTTTTCTGATTATTTGAACAATCCAGAGTCATCAAGTGTAAAACCATTTTTTGATTTATTAATCAATGGTTTAAATTTTACAATAACAAATTCGACATGGGCGAACCCATCAGTCGATAAAACAACATTTGATTTATCAGGTACATATAAATTTTTAAAAATAGTTGATAATATTGTTTTTGCCGAAGTGGTATCAATTAATTCATATTCATCAAAAATAACAAGATATGATAAAGAATTTTTTGAGCAGTTACCAACGATTCAATTATCGATAACAGTAACTCCAACTAAAAAAGAAACAAAAAGTTATATTTTCAATTACCTTGGAAAAAATAGTAAAAATTCATTTTCTTTTCTTGGTATGAAGGTTGGAGATTATGTTCAGATACAAAATCAAGTTCAAAAATATAAAATTGATTCTTATGAAATAGATGCTGAAGGTAAAGAAACGGTTATTGTTTTTGGTGAACTTTCAAATTCAAATTTTGTAGGAACTCCATTATTAATAACTTTAAATCAAAAAAATATTAATAAAATTCAATTAACCTATGATAATAATACTTTAGGTAAATGTGAATTAACAACTAATAATAGCATAGTTGAATGTATTGATAATCATACAGAATTACAATCAAAATTAAGAGAAGATAATTTTAATAATATAAAATCTGTTTTTTATCCGAATCAATTTTGTGTTGGTTTATTAACTGATTTTGAGGTAAATCAAACAACGAATGTTATACAATCGTTGACTCAGGAAAATCTTAGATTGAAAAATCAATTAATAAAACCAACACAGTCTACAATAGATTCATCTTTATTATCAAGTAGAAACCTTCTTAAAACATTATTTCAATAATTCTTTTTTCGGAAGAATTTCATAAGCAATAGCTAAAAATTGTTTTAGCTTTTCTGATATGTCTCTGGTAGGACATAAAACAATTAATTCAACTTTATCATCAGAAACTCCATAGAATAAAATCTTATAGTCATTTAATTTTTCTATATCTCTTTTTGGTTTTGCTCCAAATAAATTAAAACTGTATGAGAAGTGGAGTTCTATCATAGAAATATTTATGATAATAAAAAAACCCAGTTGATTTCTCAACTGGGTTTCAAAAATAATTTAATTTACTTTCGTTTTGAATCTAGATTATCAATTCGATTATGTACTTCTTGAATTTGTTGATCGTAGAAACGATTAGAATCAGCATTTAAATCATTCATTTGATCTTCGATATATCGGAATCGTTCCCATACGGATCGCATTTCTTCATTAAAATAATGAGCTTCATCACGCTTCTTAGCCTCTGACGGCGTAGATAGACAACAAAGAAGTGTACTAACAGCAATAAGCCCTACACAAACAAGACTTCCTATAGTGATTACTTGTGTATTCTTTGTGTAATATGAAGCAATAAGACTAAAAACTAGAACGGCCAATGCCACGATAGATACAACAATACTTGAATTACGCATATTTTCTCCTTTTAAAGCACGGGTGATAGGGATCGAACCTACATCATCCAATTACGGTACTTCTGCTTAGAAGGCAGAGCCGATACACCCGCATCGAAACAACTACTTATCTATATATTATACACAAAGGTTCAATTATGTCAAGATGTCTTTACTGTAATAATATTACCAATAACCCAAAATTTTGCTCAAGATCCTGTTCTGCTAAAATTTCTAATAAAAACCCAAAAAGAAAAGTTAAAAAATTATGCAAAACATGTAATAATAAAATACAATCTAGTAGAACTTACTGTAAAGAATGTTTTATACAATTTAATTCAGCTAAAGATTTAACATTAAAAGAAGCAATTTATGATAAAGGCCATAAATCATCTGCATTCGCTTTAGTTAGAGCAAGAGCAAGAGCAACAAATAAATTTAAATCATCTTCAAAATGTGAACGATGTGGTTATAATAAACATATTGAAGCTTGTCATATTAAACCTATAAGTTCTTTTTCAGAGGATACTTTATTGAGTGAAATAAACCACGATCAAAATCTAGTTGCTTTATGCCCAAATTGTCATTGGGAATTTGATCATGGTTTATTTACCTTATAATTTAGTCAAGAGTAAGCTTTAACTTATTATCCATTGATGGTTCAACAAGCTTACGAGTAGGAACTGCAAGATTATTGACAATCGTAGTAAGATAATGTTGCTTAAGATCTTCTGTTGGCTCAACAACAAACATAACAAACTTAGAATCTACAGTAATACCATTATCACTCTTAGTGTAAGGGAGCCAACGACCAAACATCAAACGTCCATCTGTTGGATTTGGAATAAGAATCGCTGCATCTTTAATAAGATAGGAAACTTGAGATCCATTTTCAACAATAGACATCTGACACACAATTTCTTCACCAGTAGACAAACGAACAATATTTACATTATCTGCCATAATAAATCCTTTCAAAGATTATTTACAATTTCCAGTTATACGATTCCAGAATGAACATTCTGGTGGTTTTTCTATAGGCCAGCAAGTATTTACATTTTCTGGTATAAGAGCAGAATTTAAAGGATCGATTGCCCTTTTATTTGCTCTTGCAATTTCAACCTCTGTAAACAGAAGGTCTAAGCATCTTCCATCAACTTCGATTTTACCGTAAATGAGTTTTTTGTCTTGCATAATAGGAATAGAAAGAGTCGAACTTTCTAGTATTTATATAAGATTTCTTATTCTATGACAGTCCCAAGATATTCGAAATTATACGCATTAAATAAGCGTAATGAACGCTCTCGGTGAAACTCAAGAAATTTTACACAAATACCAAACCCATATTCCCACTATTATTTATTTTTCTTTTTTCTTTTAGTTTTTTTAGGTTCATTCGCATAATTTATTGTTACTAGAGGTATACCATGATCATATGTGATACCTAAACCAGTTGCAAATTTACCAGACAAAACTTCATCACCAAGACCAATATATGGTCCATTTTCAAATTCTAAAACTTCAATATATTCTTGATTCTTTTTTGGAAATCCTTGTCGAATATAAGAGGATGGACCAAAAACATAAACAATTTTATTTTCTTCGTCTTCAAAAAAACATCTAGAATCACCAGCTTTTGTTCTGGTAGCTAGAATTGGTTTGCATGTTTTTAAGACATCTTCGATTGTCATAATACGCCACCTTGGATTCGAACCAAGTCTTACTCGATTATAAGTCGAGCTGAGATAACCAAGACCTCCCGTGGCGCGTTAGTATTATTCTACCATACTTTCATTATTTGTCAAGTGAATCTTGCACTTTTTATTGTTCACATGTCCATTTTCATTCTTTGTGAAATAATTACTCTTCTGTCGGT